CTCTTTCGTAGATTTTTTATTCCCCGAATTTTTGGAATTTCAAACATGCCCAGCGGCGGCGCCCGTCAAGGCGCTGGAAGGCCAAGGAAATTATTGAGTCAGCCGGTGTCTGAAATATCAAACCGGGCCGACATGAGCCCGCTGGAGTTCACTTTGCACGTCATGCGGACCACGGCTGACGAGCGGATCGCCCTGGATGCGGCGAAGGCTGCCCTGCCGTACTGTCACGGCAAGGTTGATGCGGCGCTGGCGCAGCCCGAGGGCAAAAAGGCGCAGGCCTTAGAGGATGCCAAGCACCCCGACCGCGAGACGGCGCTGGGCGAGTTGATGGCGCTGCGCATGACCGGGAACGCGAATTGAGGATGGTCAAGCTACCCCGCCCGGATGGGTTGCCCGTTTTCGTCAATCCCGAACAGGTCTGCAAAGTCACTAAGGACCCGCTATCGCTGTTCACGCTCATTGTACTGTCGGGCGGCGAGACGCGGGTGACGGAAGCCCCGGCCGAAGTAGTCAAGGAATGTGGGACTTAAGTTGTTGCGATTGGCAAGACCGCATCAGGTCCGGCCGCTCGCTCATCCCAGAACTTCCGCTGTGCGAGGGCGAAGCAAGTCTAGGGCTGGCGTTCTTCGATAAGCTGCGGCTCCCAGACGTTCCTGGAATGCCGTTGCTTGGCGATGCTGCCGGCCCTTGGTTCCGTGACTTAGTGCGGGTTGCGTTCGGCTCGTGGGACGGCAAGACCCGCCATGTCCGCGACATCTTCGTCCTGGCGCCGAAGGGCCAGAGCAAAACCAGTTACTCGGCGGGCTTGTTGCTCGCGGCCATGCTGATGAACCAGCGGCCGCGGGCTGAAATGCTTTTCGTCGGGCCGACGCAGGCGATTTCCGATCGCGCATTTGACCAAGCCGCCGGCATGGTTGAAGCGGATCCGGAAATGAAGCGGCGGTTTCGGGTTCGCAGCCACATCAAGACGATTGTGGACTTGCAGAATCAATCCGAGTTGAAGGTTAAGACCTTTGACTTGGACATCCTGACGGGCGCGAAGCCGGTTTTCGTTCTGTTGGACGAACTCCACTTGTTGGGCCGCAACGCCCACACCACGAAGGTCTTGCGGCAGATCCGCGGGGGTCTCGAGAAAACGCCGGAGGGGTTGTTTCTCATTACGTCAACGCAATCGGACGACATTCCGTCCGGGGCGTTCCGCGACGAGTTGCTGATGGCCCGCGGTATTCGTGACGGGTTCTACAGGGGGAAGCGCATCCGGCCAATGCTGCCGGTGCTGTACGAATTCCCGGACGACATAGCGCGAGAACAAGCGCTGTGGGAGCGGCCCGAGAATTGGTCGATGGTGATGCCGAACCTTGGCAGGTCGGTACAACTGGAAAGCCTTACGGCTGACTGGGAAACCGAGAAGGCGAAGGGCGAGCACTCCGTTAAGGTTTGGACGAGCCAACATCTCAACATTGAGATTGGCTTGGGGCTCAAGTCGGATGGCTGGGCGGGCTGTGAATTCTGGCTTGAAACCGAAGAACAGACGCTTGACCTTGAGGAGCTACTTAGGCGCTGCGAGGTTATTATTGTTGGAGTGGACGGCGGCGGCCTTGACGATCTTTATGGCGTCACAGTTCTAGGCCGTGAGCGCGACACGAAGCGGTGGCTTTCATGGTCGCACGCTTGGTGCCACAAGATTGTGCTTGAACGTCGAAAGACGATAGCGGCGACGCTGCAAGATTTCGCGGCGGCCGGTGAATTGACAATTGTAGATAACAAGCTCGACGACATCGAGCAGATTACCGATATTGTCGAACGAATTAATTTAGCCGGCCTTTTGGCCTGTGTCGCTATTGACCCGGAGGGGCCATATGGCGAACTCGTGGACGCGCTGGAAAAAATCGGCGTCAACGAAGATGGCGGGCAGGTCGTTGGCATTGCGCAGGGTTATAAATTGATGAATGCGATTAAGACGACGGAGCGCAAGCTGGCGAATGGGACGCTGGTTCATGCGCCGAGCCGTCTCATGAACTGGTGCGCGGCGAACGTCAAGATTGAGCCGACCGCAACGGCGATCCGCGCGACTAAGCAGAACGCGGGCGACGCGAAGATTGACCCGTGGTGCGCGTTGATGAACGCCGCGACGGTCATGAGCAAGAATCCGGTGCCGAAGTCGCTTGGCTACATTACGCAGCCGGTTCTTGTTCTGTGAGAATCTTCGGCTGGGAGTTTGGCGGTCGGGCGCCTGAAGCAAAGTCCGACATGAGCATCGACCAGCTCATCAATAGGCTAGACGCGGTATATGAAACAGCGGCCGGCATTACTGTTACGCCCGAGAACTGCGAACAGTCTCCGACCGTTAAAGCGATTATTACTGCAATCACCCGGCGTTTTTAGGTTATTCCGGTTAATTTTTAACAGTCAACCAAGAGCGAAGGGCGAGCAAGCAAGGAACTCCTCCAGAGCCACCCCGTAGAGAGGCTGCTAGGCAGGCCGAACGACTGGCAAGCCCGGACCTCGTATTGGATGGATTCCGTATCGTGGTTGCTGCGATATGGAAACTTTTACGCGCACAAGGGGCGCGGCGTTACTGGTCCCATTCAAAGACTTGTCCCGCTGCATCCTGGCTCGACCAAGGCAGAGCAATCGCAAGACCTCCGCGTAACGTACAAGACAACGTTCCAGGCAACGTCGCGGACGTTCCTTCCTTCGGAGGTCCACCACGTTCGGCTTGCTGCTCGTGACGGTGTGGTGGGCGACTCGCCCGTGATGGATTCGCGGCAGTCCATCGCGCTGGAGATGGCGGCTGAACAATTCGGCGCCAGCTACTTTGCCGGCGGCGCAATGCCGGGGATTGTGTTCAAGTATGCCGAAGGTTCGCAGGGCTTCCCGAGCGACGCCGAACGGTGGGCATTCCTCGACGCCTTCCAGGCGCGCTACAGTAAAGCCGGAAGGTTCAAGGCAATCTTCCCGCCGAAGGGCGTTGAACTTGGCACGCCGATTGCGGTCGAGAATGACAAGGCACAGTTTCTCCAACTGCGACAGTTGCAGAGAACTATTATTGCAGGAGCTTTTGGAGTACCTCCGCACCTAGTTGGCGACCTGAGCAAGGGAACGTTCAACAACGTTGAACACCAGGGCATTGAGTTCTCAACTAACGTAATTCTCCCGCTTGCCCGCGTTTACGAAGCGGCGATGGAACGGGATTTGTTGACGGATAGCGACCGCTCGTCGGGCGTTATCATCCGGTTCAACTTGGACGGCGGGCTGCGCGGCGATTTCTTGTCGCGTCAACAGGGCCTCAATATTCAGAGGCAAGCCGGTGTGATTAGTGCAAATGATTGGCGCGAAACTGAGAACATGAATCCGATTAGCCCCGACGATGGGGGCGATGAGTATTGGCGGCAGGGGCCGTCTGGGCAGGACGCTGGCGGGCCGGAAGGTTCGCAGCCTGAGCCTGGCGCGACTGAGCAAGAGGATGATTCAGAGACTTAGCGTTCCATTAGAAATTAAATCCCTTAAGTCGCGCGAGTTCGAGGGCTACGGCTCGACGTTTGGAAACGTAGACCACGGCGGCGACGTTGTTACCGAGGGCGCTTTTACGAAGTCGCTCAACAAGCACAAGAGCGACGGCACACTGCCGCAAATGTTTTGGATGCATGACCCGTCACTTGTGCCCGGCATGTGGACCGAGATGAGCGAGGACAGCAAGGGCCTGTACGTCAAGGGCATCCTTGCCGACACGCAGCTTGGAAATGAGATTAGGACGCTAATGGGAATGAAGGCTGTTCGCGGCCTATCCATTGGCTATCAGGTAACGGAAAGCGATTTCAGCAAAGACGGAACGCGGCTGCTCAAAGAGATTGACCTCTGGGAAGTGTCGCCCGTCTCGCTTGCAATGAATCCGCTCGCGACAATTACGCAGAGCAAAACAAGACTTTCGGCGGACGGCGAATACGTCCAGACCAAAAGAGAATTCGAGCGGTTCCTGCGGGATGCAGGATACTCTCGGAAGGTGGCGGCCGTCATGGTCGCCAAAATCTACGGCGATGGCACCAGTGGGATGCTGGATGAGCACTTGGAGGAAACTTCAAGTGAAGTCGATCCGGCGGCAATTCATGCCGCAGAAGAACTAGCAGCCAAGTTCATTATGGGCTCCTGCAAGTTCTGATCGTTCATTCATAAACCTACTGGAGTTTTTCTAACTATGTCGATTGATACATCTGGCGTGGGGATGGTGAAAGCCATCAACGCCATTGGCGAAGGCTTTGAGGAGTACAAGAAAACCAACGACGAGCGCATTGCGGCCGAAGCAAAGGGCCGTGACTCGCTCGCTGCCGAGCTCAACGAGAAGCTTGGCAGGATCGAGGCTTCGGTAACGGCGGCGGCGAAAGCCAAGACCGAAATCGAAAGCGAAATCAAGTTCCAGCGTGAGCGGCTCGAAGACCTCGAGGCCCGCGCGTCTGGCCCCGGCAAGACGACTGCGGAAGTCGTAAAGGACGAGTACAAGGCCAAGTTCGAGGAGTGGATTCGCCACAAGGCGAACTCGCCCAAGATAGAGGCCGAGATGCACGACCTCATGAGGAAGGATGTCACTGTCGGCTCTGCGGCCGGCGGCGGCTACGCTGTCCCGGAACAGATTGCCCGTGACATCGGCCTTCTCCAGCAGAAGTTCTCGCCCGTCCGCGACCTCGTTAAGGTCGTCCAGGTCGGAACGTCTGACTATAAGGAGCTCATCGACATCAACGGCGCAACGGCCGGCTGGGTCGGTGAGACTGACTCGCGTACTGCAACCAACACACCGCAGCTTCGCGAGCGTGCGCCAACGCACGGAGAACTGTATGCCTACCCGCAGGTTTCGGAATGGTCGCTTGATGACGTGTTCTTCAGCGTCGAGGGCTGGCTGACCGAGGCGGTGGCCCGCCAGTTCGCTCGTGAAGAGGGTTCGGCGGTCATTACCGGCAACGGCACCAACAAGCCCACGGGCATGTTGAACACCACGCCGGTTACGACCTCGGACGAGGCGTCGCCGAAACGTGCGGCGGCTGCGTATCAGTACATCCTCGGCGGCGACAACTCGCCGGCTGCGATTGATTCCGATACGATGATTGACCTCATGTATGCGGTCAACAGCTCCTATCGTTCCAACTCAACTTGGGTGATGAACAGCGTAACGGTTGGTCAGGTCCGCAAGATTAAGGACACGGCCGGTCAGTACCTGTGGCAACCCTCGTTGCAGGCTGGTCAGCCTGACATGATCCTTGGCCGTCCGATGGCGGTCTGGGAGCAGATGGCGGATCCGCTTGGTGGGGCGTTCCCGATGGCGTTCGGTGACTTCAAGCAGGGGTACCTGCTTGCCGAGCGCACCGGGTTGCGCATCACTCGTGATAATGTTACAAATGTAGGGTATGTACGTTTCTACGTTCGCAAGCGCGAAGGTGGTTGCGTTCTGAATAACGACGCCGTTAAGTGGCTGAAACTTCTCTAAGTAATTAGTTGAAGTTTTCTTAAATCGTTACCACATTAAGAAGTGGCGGCGCACATTGCGCCGCCACCCTTATGTGGGGATTGAGAT